TCAAAATTTCTGCCATGTCTTTATAGCCGCCTTGCTCAAACTCAGCGATAAGATCTGTTCTGCTGCTTTTTACTGCTTCGCTCATGTAGTGCTTAATTACATGCAAAACTTCTTGTTTGAAGGCATTTGCTTGTTCTTGGATAACAGGGTGGCTTTGTGAGCCAACACTAACAATAGTATTGGTAGCTCTTTCTGCCCAATGGTCTAACGACAGCCCTTCGTTTTGTGTTGCAATGACGTTTACATTTCCAGCTTGAGATGTGCTTACTTCTAGCATTATGTCCTCGCTTTTCTAACAGCCCCTGATCTGTAGCTATCGGTGGTGTCGTATCCTTCACCAAGGGACTTCAAGTTATTTAATGCTTCATCATACCTAGCCATATACATCTGCATAAGGTCAGGCTCTCCTTTTAGAAAGGTATACGCTTCAACTAAAGAGCCGTAAAGCAAAGTGCTTTCGGCATTAGTTCCTAGCCAGCTAGTTCCGTCACTAGATGCTGTAATTGATTCTGGCTTGTAAAAATAATGCAGTTCTGCTGCAAAAGAAGAGTTTGGCGTTGGGCCTAAGATAAAGTTTTCTGCGTCGAACAACGCATAGTATTTAGGAACGCCCTTTGTTGTAGCAACAGGGTACGCCTCTCTTATAAAATTAACGTCTTTAAATATAAGAAACTCTTGCCCACTATTATCTAAAGTTAAAGAATAAGGAGCTAAAAAATCTGTTGGGCATTTTAAATACTTGTTGCCGTCAGACATTGACCCGGTGGCATTCTTTCTAAAGTCAGGCAATTGAACGGACTTGAGTATTCGGTCTTCTGCCTGCTTAATTATATTCGGTAAGTTATTAACAAAGGTTGTTTCTGTTGTTTCTAAATAATCTTGTATCGCAGTTTTAAGTGTTGTAAATGTCCATGCCATTAGCTTGTCACCACCTTTACGCTCCCTGATTCTGCCGTAATATCTAATCCGACAGTACGACTGCCTAGCTGAGTAATTCCTCCACCTACAGGATTAAACGCAAAAAACTGTCTGCTTTCATCCAAACCCCTATCTGGCCTTGGATCTCTTAATGATCTAGGATCATCAACTTTAACTTTGCCAAGCTGTAACTGAGGTTGGTCTGGATCAACAACGTCTTTACCTACAAGAAATCCTGTCGGTCTTTGATTAACAATCTCTGGCACAAGATCTTTTAACTTGTACCGAAATCCTGTCATATCACAAAACCCATAGGCGTGTTTGCCTTCAGCGAATCTGCTCAAAACTGATACCCTCCAGGTGATATAAACAGCGATGCCTTTCCTCTGTCGCTGTCAGCCGCAAGAGTAAACTGTTCTTCGTAGTCTGCTTTTAGAAATTGTGATCTCGGTGCAGAGTCTGGAAACTTCATGCTAATTTGATACGCAAGACCAGCAACCAAACAAGGCAGGAACCTAGCAGGTACATCCATGTTGTTAGACGCAGGGCTTCCTGTGTCTTCAATTCTTTGCATAAAGTAATATCCAAAGGTATAAGTATCTTGATCGTCAGGCGTAGGCCAGACATGAATAGTTATACCTGTGGGTTTTCTTTCCACATAGTATTGCAGCGGCTTACTTTGAGTCAGCTTGTTAGATAATTGTGAGTAGTCACTAACCGATATTCTGGTCATTGATTGATCGAACTGGCTGGTTGTGCTTCCTGCGTCTGTTCTCACAAATGCTTCTACTATATCTAATACATCTGCATCAAGGGCATAAGCACTTGTGCCAGCAGTTAATGCCTTGGTGTCATCTCTAACCGTCCAAAGATTGAGGCCACGGTTTTGCCATTCGAGCATAAGAAGGTTTAAGCTTCTTCTAGCTGTCCTGTAGTCATAACCGCTTCTTAGCTCTCTGCCTGCTCTTTCAAACGCTTCTTCCATTGCGTCAGCAAGATCAAGATTAAATGTATATGTTCCGCTAGTTGCCATTTCTATTTCCTTCTGGACTTAGCACCAGAGCATTTCCATCGTTTTCTTGACAGATTGTTAGGCGTATTAGGATCGTTTTGCTTTTTCTTTGGTAGCCGTTTTTTAATACCTAGACTTCTAGCGCAATAACTGTCTCCTTTAGAGGTTCCAGGTTTAACTCTTGCGCCACCACCTTTGGCTTTCCCAGCTTGACCGTAACTAACCTTTTTGCCTGAAGACGTAATTTTGACTTTTGCCTTTCCTTTGGCAGGTTTTCTACTAGCCATTATCTATGCCTCGCTGTTTTCTTGGCTACCTTCTTTGGTTGAGAAGAATGTTGTTTGCCTTTCTTGGTGTCTTTTCTTTTCTTCCTAGTGGTAGCGGCATATTCTTTAGCGGATAAGGACTTGATGGCTTTTTCTGGGAGATACCTCTCGCCAGTAGCCTTTGGGCCTTGCGTTGACGGCTTACCTGACTTAGTACGCCATTTCTGCTTAGTCCATTTCTTCAGACTTTTTTGGGACTTTTTTAAAGCCATCAGTCTTTATATCCACCGCCAGCGTCTTTGTAAGCCTTGGCAACCATTTGTGCTTTTCTAGCACTCCATTGACCAGGCTTGCCTCCTTTGCTTCCAGCTTTAATCCTGTTAAATATACGCTTTCTAAGCGCAGGCTTGGTGTAATTACCAGCCTGATTAACTTTAGACTTAGCTTTTGGTTTAGCTTTCTTCTTAACTGCCATTATGCGTAACTCTTAGATACTTGAATAATTATGTTGTAAACATCATCGGCACTTGCACCAATAGTGCTAAACAAGATATCTCCTGTTTTGCCAGCACCTGAGTTATTGGGGATGCTAGTAAAATCAGTAAAGTCTAAGGTGTCAGACCAATCGGCATTTAACTGCCAAGCAAGCACATCAGTGCTGGCATCAAAAAATATTTTTACACCCATTCCGATAGTAGAATAGTAAATTTTTTGAATACCCACTGAAGTACAAGCAGCACTAGTCATAGGGTCAGGAGCTAGGGCAGAAGCATCTATTTTAACTACTGCCGTTTCTCCTGTTCCATCGCTGACATTTGTAAACCTAAAGATAGCAGTTTTGCCGTCATCTTGAATTGTTTGAGTAGCTACAGCATCAGCCATGTTTACCCCCTATTAAGATGCGTCAGAGGAACTACTAATTCCAAAGAACTTCAAAACGATAACTGTGTCGCTGCCAGGGTCGCCTGAAACAACAAGCTCTACTTCGTCACCAACTAATCCGCTGGCTCCTGTAGTGAATCCAGACATACCTAACACACCGTTGCACCCAAAGAACCCTTTGAATCCTGTTGTGTTAAGAGCCGCAGATATTCCATCTACATACCCATCAGTATCAGCGTCTGTTCCTATATCATTTAAGTTAACAGCGTTAGTAGAAGCTGTAGTCACAGCGACTGTCACCGCCATAGGAATAAAGTTTGCTGGGATGCCTACTGCTGTTTCTTTACCAGTAGTATCACCGTTAGCAACAGTAATCGTAGCTTCGTAAGTTTGAATCGTCATGGTGCTTGTTACGCCACCAGTAGCAGAACTTTTTACAATATTTTGAAACCCATTTTCTGAACGAACTGGGCCGTTAAACGTAGTATTAGCCATTTTGTTCTCCTGTCTTGGCTAGTGTCTATGTTCCATGTGGAACACAGTCAGGATAAAAAACAAAAGGGGCAGGCGTAGGGGACATACGCACTGCCCCAAGTGTCTTAGCTTGAACCTGGAGATCCGTAGATTCCCAGAGGATCAGATACTCCGAATGAGTAACGCTCTCTAGCTTTGTAGCGAACATTACCAGTGTCGAAGTCACCATCCATTGATGTCTCAAGTGCTGTTCTTTCAAACATCTTCATACCGTTAGGTATGTCAGTCATTAAGAAGAAAGCATTGGTATCAGTGAGATAGTGGTTGACCGCGTAGCCGCCAGGAATCGCTCCCATGTTGCGGATAGCATTTAGGTCATTATCTGCGGTTCCTGTCCTTTGTGCTGTTTCTAGCAGACGATCTGCTGTAAACATCAACGCAGGAGGAACAATCAACCGTGTTGGTCTAGCCGCAATCAACAAACCTCTTTCATCAGTGAAAGCCGCAATGTCAATAATTGCATTTTCCAAAGATGTTTCATTGAGGTCAGCCGCTGTGCTAGGACGGTTATTGTTTTTACCGCCAGAAACTAAAGGATGGCCGTCGCCACCAGCTACGCCATCACCGCTTGCTGTAAACAAGTTAACACCATCGCCAGATTGAAAGGCGTTAGTGAATCCGTTGTTTAACAAGAAAGCCGCTTTGACCTGCTTGGTGTAAGCCATCGCTCTTGCTAGGGCTTTGGTATAACGTGCAGAAAGCGAGTCGTAAAGATTGTCTTCCATCGCTTCCTCGGTTATCGAAAATCCCATAGCAATCGTTTCGTGATTGTATCTTGCTGTAAAAGATTCTTGCGCTGAATCATAAGAGATTGCAGAGCCTTCATTCTTCACAGGTGCGGCAGCAAAGCCTGACAGCTTCACTTCCTCTTCAAAAGAACGATCAGAACTTTCTGTCTCATAAATGAGAGTATGCTCGTCTTCGTACTTTTCGTACTCCAAACCAAACAGGGCGTTCAGCCCAG